AGCCCCAGAAACGGAACCCGTCTTGCTGAATCAGCGTGGTGATGTCGTTTTCGTTGAGGTAGCCGGCATCGGTGCTGCTGCTCTGCAGATCCCAGAACACGTCCTTGCTGATGCCAATCACGCCATTGACGCCGACGTTCGACAGGGTTTTGTGCCAGCCGACCTGCTGGTCGATCTTGGCGCGCAGGCCCAGCGCGTAGGCGACGGCATGGGCGGCGGCCTCTTGGTTGGCGGTGGTATCCCAGCGGGTGAACTCGGGCCAGATGAGCATCAGCTCGCGGGCTGAGAAGGTATCGCGGTAGGCGACGGCGGCCTCTTTGTCTTCGCAGCCAAAGCAGCTGGCATACGCCATGGCGCGCAGCTGTTGCGCAATGATGACCAGCTCGGCGGCCACGGCCGGGGTGTCGAGCCCTGGTGCCCCAATGATGCGCGGGGTGACGCCCAGGCGGGCTTTGGCGCCCAGCAGTGCTTTCAGGCCGGTGTATTGGCCGGCGGTAACGGTGCCCACCACGTTGCTGGTGGTGGCCGCTTCGTCTGCGCCTTCTGCCACACGCACCACAACCACCAGCGGGCTGGCCTGGGCGGCAATAGCAGCCAGGGCAATGGCGAGGGTGCCCTCGGTGCCGGCATCGCTGATGGCGCTCAGCGGGTCGGTGATTAGCACCGGGGTGTTAAGCGGGAATTTTGCTGCGTTGGCATCTTCTGCGGTGCAGACCATACCAATGACAGCGGTGGCGATTGTGCGAATCGGGCGCGTGCCCTCGTTTACTTCGATGACGCGCACGCCGTGATGATATGAATCGGGCATGACCTGCTCCCTGCGCTGATGTGATGACTGACAGGGCCATGCTGTCGCGTGGGCGCGGGAATCGGTAGCGGTGGGGGTTGTAGCGGGCGGGCGTACAGGGTGTGGGGTGAAAACCCCGCCGGGGCGGGGTACTTCTCGACCGAAGCCTGGTTGATGCTATCAGGCTTTGATGATGTAGGGCAGTGATTCACCGCTGCGATCTGGCAACAGCGGATCTGCGCCGGACACACCAAAGGGGTTGCCCTGGGCAATCAGCATGGCGCGCAGGTTGTCGGCGGTGCCGGCGGCCAGTGCCGATCCATCGCACAGCAGCCAGCCGTCTGGCGGGGTGGCGCTGACGGCATAGACCACTTCAACGCCGGGCAGGTTTTCCCACATTTGCAGAACCTGGCTCATTGCTGTTGCTCCTCGATCAGGGCGGCCACGTCAGGGTTATTGGCCAGGAAGCTGGCCAGCTTGGCCGCTGCGCTGGCTTGCTCGGGTTGGCGCGGGCGGTTGACCAGGGCCCAGCTGGCACCCGTCCAGCGGGGCCATTTGTCTTCTGGCCAGTCCTCGGGCGGCGGGGTTTCCACCGCGCCGGCGGGCAGCAGGTAGACGCCGGGTTCCAGCGGGGATTCGTCGGCCTCGATGGGGGCTATAAGTAGGCCAGCGCGGTTGGTTTGATAAACGGTTTTGGTCATGGGGCGGCCTCAGAACTTGATGATGGCGAGATAGGCCCTGTTGCGTGGCCGGGTTTCGGTGCCGCCGGCGGAGCCGGTGTTGGTTTCTGAAACCTTGACGCGCTGGTCTGGGGCGCTGCCGTTGTCGGTGTAGCCGCCGATCCACTGGCCTGCACTGAATGGGTGCGCGTGGCTCTTGAACTCGTCGGCCTGCCAGCTGCCCAGCTCGCGGCCAGCGTCAACGCCACGGCCGTCATCCAACCCCCGGATAAACTCGCCTCGATCATCTGGCAAGTTGAAGGTGTTGAAGCCGTCACCGGCGCCATACCGGGTGCCAAGTACAGCAAACAACCGTGCATAGGCCACACGGCTCACGGCCGCACCGTTGCGCTTGAGCCAGCCGGCAGGCGCAGTGGTGCCGGGCCAGTAGGCGAGCGTGCCGGGCGGGCACAGCATATCTGATTCCGCTTTGCTGTAAACGCCGAGGTTGGCGCGGCCTGCTGCTTTGTCTGGCACGTCAGCTAGGTTCTGGTCACGCTCCAACGGTGGAGTGGCTGAGCCAGCCGGATTGTTCTGCACCATCAGCACTTTGCTGCCGGCTGGCCAGGCTTTGCCAAGGATGAGGGAGGTATCCTCATTGACAGGGTTGGTGGCCCACTCGGCTAAGCCCGCGCCCATGTTGATGCGCACCCCTTCGATGTACACGGCAAGCCCGCGTGTAGTGCATACGGCCAGGTCAATCTGTGTTTGCCCGGTTGCCAGCGTCTGGACCTCTTCGAGCGTATCAACGGTGATGTTGAACTCGTCCGGATCGCTCCAGATGATATCGCCATCGGCGTTGCTGGCCTTCTTCGCCACCTGGCCTGTGGTGCCTCCCGGCAACAGCGTGGCCATGGTGATGTTGTTGATGATCCAGCTCTGTGAGGCAACAGCGACGTTAGGGTCAATCTGCAGCGTCACTACCGTGGCGTTGGTGACCAGAAACTCGAAACGAACGATGGTGTCGGCAAAGGCGCCCTCAGCGGCGACGGGCTTATAGGTTTCCGGCAGGTTGCCGACCACAAACAGCCCGCCCAGGTCATCAAACAGCCCGATCTCGCGCAGAGTAAAACCGCCCTCAGTCGCGGGGATCACCAGCTCTGCCGTGTACTTGTTGTCGCGCTCTGGATCCCGATACACCCGGTTAACTGCCGCACGGAAGCGCTCGCGCACCAGGGCTGTCTGCTCCTGGGTAATCTCTACCGGGTTGCCGTTACCATCGCCCACCGCAATCTCGGTGATGTTGATCGGCTCGTTAGCGGCCTCTGCAGCGGCCATGCGCTGGAGGCCGTAGTCGGTATGAATGGATTGAAAGTCTGGCATGCCACTATTCTCCGACGGTTCAAAGGCTAAAGTACTGTGATGCCGCGCTGAGCCATACGAGACTTGCTTCGTAGGTACACATTCTGTAGTTGCTCAACGGTCAATGCCTTCTCGAAAATGGCCAGTTCGGCACAGTCAAACTCGTTTGTAGAATGGCCGCTGGTGTAACCGCTGTTACCAATACCGATAGGTAGCGCTGCAGGTACATAAACTCCGTCGACTTGATCAACAAAAGCGGCTTGCCCCCCTGCCATTACTACTACGTTGCCCGTATCTACAAAGTCGCGGGACATGGCAAAGAAGACCCACTGACCAGCAGTATTCGTGAGCCCGGTTGCTTGTGACAGATTCGTTTTCCCGCGCTGGTTGTGTGCCACCAAATTAGGGGTGGTCAGGAAAAGGCCACCGCCGCCAGCGCTTGACGGCTCCAAACTTCCCATAAACACAAAAGCTGACGCGCCTACCGCAGGCATTCTAAATACCCCGCAGATGGTGTCTTGCAGAGCCGCAGTTTCTGCCAGTCCGGAAAGCAACGCTTTACCAACGCCAGCGCTTAGCGTGAGGTAGTTCTCGGAGAATGTTGGCTGATCACTCTGCGCCACCATGGTTCTGCTGTTCTGGAGTCCGCGCAGGCTCGCGCTGCTGTTACCAAACTGCCATAGGTCGTACGCGCCAGGCTCGACAACGACAAGTCGCTCGATATCTGATTCGGGTATCACCGGCAGTTGCGGATTGTTTACCTCAAAGGGCAGCACTGTAAAAAGGTGGCTCATACTTATTCTCCTAGAGAGACAGCCTGCATCGAGAACGCAGGGCAAATATTCCATAGCGGCTTTTGAGCTCCGCTAATTGTGATTGCGTCAGCGCAACTATCTCGGAGGTTTCCGGATGCTCCGCCTGTCATTGTTAGCCCTGCGCCCAGATAATCCATTGCATAGCGAACAGTGACAGGCCCTTCCGGCTCTGCCGCCAGTGTAATCAGGACACTATCTGTCAGCGTTTCAATGCTCTGAATAACGACCACTTCTCCGCCATCCAGCACCTGGAATCCATCGTCCAAGGTTTCAGCTAAACCAGTACGGTCGATTACTAGGGGGCTGACCGGAACATCAAATCGAACGCTGATCTTCTTGCCGCGCTGAGTAGCAGAAACAGGGTTCAACCACCTTGGCTGGTGGCCGGACGCAATAGCTGCATATGCGCGACCAAAGTAGGCGCCGATCCACTTGTAGCCAACCGCAGTAAGATGAACATTGTCCGGCGCGTGTGGTAAGTGATAAGTGGGCGTGGCAAGAAAGAACTTTTCATTGCTCTGGGCAAGGCTGAGGTGGGCCAGCGCTATGTCTGGAGAGTTCTTTATTCCCCAGCTCAACTGGTAGGTGATCAAATAAACTGGGCTTGTTTGGCTAGTAAGCAGTTTTATATCTTGCTCAGCGTCTAACTGCAGTTGCTCCAGATCGGCACGATAAGTGGCGTAACTTGTGACGCCAATATCATTTTCCCCCTGCAACCAACAGATCGCGTGTACCGCGTGATCGGCCTCAAGTGCCTGGGCTCCTTCGACATGATTAAGCAGCACGTCATACCAGGCCGCCATCTTGTTCAATTGATTCACCCGGTAGCCACCGTGACCGGCAGATGAAGCGAGGATTACGTGCTCAGCTGGGTGTACTCCACTTTCTGCTAACTTTGTTGATGCATAGTTTGCTGCACCGGAACACGCTGTTTCTGCTCTTCCGTTGCTGCCATCTGGCGCAGGAGAAACGGCATCCTCCACCAGCGGTTTGAATCCGGAAAAATCCCATGCCAAGCCAGTCCATGCCCTAGGGCCGCCATTAAAAGTAAGGTTGAAATAGGGCTGGGCTACGGAGAGAACAGCCCCTGCTGCGGCACCAACAGAAAGCGATTGGCCATAGAAAATAATGTGGTTAACTGCCTTTGCGTCAATGGGCTGCGCCAATGGCAGGCTAACCGCCGGTTGTATGCCAAGGCTCGCGTTGGCTCCCACCATTTCACCCGTCAATGCATTAAAACCCAGTAACACCTTGTTGTTTGCGTCTGTGATGACAGGGTAGATAGGGCCGGGTCCGATGTAGCGAGCCGTCCCGGAATCCCCCAGTAGCTTTTCTGTCGCATCACGGCCGAGGCCTGCGGCATAAAGGCCTCCACTAACTTGATCAACTGCCAGCAAAACTCGGCCTACAGCATCGACAAGCAGCGGCAACAAATCTGATTCTCCGATGTACCAGGCACTGCCTGTTTGTAAAACCCTGGTGTCGGCCTTTACTTGCTCAACAGCCATGGTGCTGGGATAGCGTTTAAGCTCAGTTGCTACGCCGCCGGGGTCGTGTCGATAGTAGATAAATGAGATCCCTGTTTCGCTCGAGAAAATGCGGAAGTACCTGTTTTCAGTTCCAGCATCCACTGTGCGACTTAGACCATCTGCAACGTCTTCAGCTATGAGCACATCAAGGACCGCAGTATCCCGTGCGGCTTCAGCAGCGCCCGCAGCAGTCTCGGCACGCTCTGTTTGTGCGATTACCTGTGGCAGCAGTTTTGGCAGCACAGGAACGCTCTCTCCCTGAGACGTTTCATATTCATGTTCGCCGTTTGGAGCGTTGACGAACTTGTCGATGCGCTCTTCGTTTTCTTGGAAGCGGGCGACCGCTTGATCCAGGGGCAGATCGGCCATGGTTATGCTCCTATGCTCTGCGGCAAATCGGTGTTGGTAATGGTGTCGAGCTTGGCTTCGGCAGCCAAAAAGCCGGGGATGATGCCGGCGCTCTGCTCGTCGCCGTGACTGATGGTGATTTCGGTACCCATACCGATGGCCGATACTGTGAAAACCTCAACGCGCGATTGCACGATGGGCTGAATCTCAGTCAGGTGTGAGCGCAGGTTTTTTGCGCTTGCGACCACTTCGAACAGCAGTTCGATGTCGGCAAAGCTGTAGCCGCTCTGGTCGGCTTCCAGGATCAAGCGGTAGGTGTACCGCTCTGCCTGCGGGATCTGGTTAAACCACTCTTGAACTCGGGCCACAAAACCTAGCCCGCCGAGCGCATCCAGCACGGCGCCGATGGTGCCTTTCTTGCGGTGAACTGCCAGCGAGTTGCGAATAGCGCCGCGCTTTTGATCGGGCGTCCATGTCGGGCTCCAAACGTCTACCGATACTGCTTTTGCGAGCCAGGGCAATAGATCGCTTGGGCAGGTGTCTGCGTTCCAGATCTCCCGGAGGACCAGCGGGATGTGATCAACTCGGGCGCTGACCTCTTCCAGGCTACGTTCCTGGCTTGTGCTGTTGGGCGGCAGCAGTGAGGCGCTAGACATCGGGTAAGCTCTCAACGGTTACGCTGATGCCCGTGCAGAACGATGCCTCACCATCACCGTTGACTATGGATGCGGAAGGCGTGACCAGCTCAACAGATTGCACGCCTGGCTGGTGCAGGGCGGCCATTAGGCCGGAGTAGGTCACGTCATAGGCCAAACGGTGCACCGCGCTGGCATAAGCCTGGGCGGCCTCCAGCGCGGCTTGGCGGATTAACTCTGCGTCTGGCCCCGGAAAGACGGTGAGCACCGCCTCGATCTGATAGTCGGTAACTGCTGCAGACAGCACGCTTACCTGGTCGGTCATTGGACGGACCTCTTCGGCGTTAACCGCTGCGGTCACTACCTCAAGCAGCTGTTCGCTGGCGGTGCCGTTGGCTTCGCGGCTTAGCACATATACCGACACCAGCCCCGGCTCTGGACTGAATGCATTTGCATCGAGTACCAGACCGCTGGAATTGAGCGCCGCGAAAATGTAGCTGCCCTGTGAGCCAGCTGTGGTGAACCCTTCAAAGCTGAGCTGCACACGGCGACGCAGCGATGCGTCTGATTCATACACCGCAGGCACTGGCGGAATGGCCGTTGGGTCTGCCGGGGTGATCACTAGCCGCTGTAGCTGGAAATTACCCGCCAGCTGATCAAGATCTGTGCCTTCTGCATACGCCAGCATCACGGCCTTGGCGGCCTCGTTGATGCGTTGGCGCAGCAACAGCTCGTCATAGGCTGAAACCTGCAGCACCTTGTAGGCAGGATCTGACTCGACCAGGGCATCGAAGGTCGGATCCAGCTCGATCAGCCGTGCCAGTTTTCTGGCAAGTATGACCTCATAGTTCAGCGGCTCAACAACATTGGGCGGTGGGAGCTGTGACAGATCAACACCAGTGAACTCGCTCATCCAGCAGCCCCCAATTGCAACGGCACTTGCAGGTTTACTGCGTTGCCGGTTTCGGTGTTCTCGCCTTCCAGATCCAGCACGGCGGATCCGGCGGCGGTGTGTGTGATGTTCAACCGGCTAAGGCGCAGGCGTGGCTCCCAGCGCATCAGGGCGCTGGTAATGGCGCTATACAGCCGCACGGTGGTTGCCGGGTTTTGCGGTGAGTCGATCAGCGATGGCACCAGGCTGCCGTATTCGCGGCGCATGACGCGGGAGCCGATGGGGGTGGTGATGATGTCGGCGATGCTTTGGCGCAGGTGCTCAACGCCGCTGATGGCCTTGCCGGTGGTGCTCATGCCGTTCACTGCGGGCCACCTGTTGGGCCAGGCGCTGAGCTGCCGCCGGTAATCGGGTGGTTGTGCGTGTTGCCGATGTTGACGCCGCCGTGGGCGACCTGCAGGCCGTTGAAGAAAATCCCGGCTTCATTGATCACGATGGAGCTGCCGTTGCTGACCAGGCTGATGGCGGTGCGGTCTGCGCTGATCTCGGTCGGCCCGTTCACAAAGCGCATGCGGTGGGTGGCTTCGTCGTAACCGAACCAGGCGCCGTCGCTGAAATGGCTGCTGTGCAGGGCCGGGTTGCTGTGCGGGGCGGGGAACTGGTCGGAGTTGATGCCGACCAGTACCAGGCCTGCGGCCATCACGCCGCTTGGGCTGAGTACCAGGCACTGTTCGCCGGTGGTTGGGTGCTCGACATCGCGGCGGGATCCGGCGCGGTGCACAAAGTACGGCAGCCAGTCGGTGAGTAGCTCGCCGGATTTGACGCGGCAGCGGGCCTTGGCTGGGTCGGTGGCGTAGATCGTGCCCTGGCGCAGCAGGTTATCAAGTCGGCGGGTGAGGTCGGCGGCGTTCATGCCCCGATGGTGTCGCGTGTGCGCGAGGATGCCGAGGGCGCGGCCTTGTAGCTGCGGGCGTTACAGGCCCTGGCTGAGCTGGGCCAGCAGTTCGTCGCGGATCAGATCAAGGTCAGCGGCGGTAAAGCCGAGCAGTTCGCGCCGTTCGTACTGCACTTGCTGGGCGTTGCGGTTGGGGCGGTCGCGCAGGCCGTACTGGTGCACCCTGGCGATGCGAGCGGCGCGAGACAGGAAGACAACGGCCAGGCTGTTGGCATCGCTGCGGGCCTTGAGGTGCTTGGCGGCTTTCAGCCGGGTGAACATTTTGCGCTTTATGCGCCCCTGCTTGTCGCGCAGGCTGCGCTGTTTTCTCGGGGCGTAGGCGGTGCCGTCTGGGTTGCGTTGGGCGGTGATCCGCTGCTGCTGGCTGCGGCGCAGCTTGCGGGCAATGCTGGCTGTCAGCTTGCGCCGCTCTGCTGGCTTGAGGTTGGCCAGCAGGGGCGCGGCCCAATCTTCCAGGGCGGTGAGGTTGTCGGTCATGGGGCGGGGGTGTTCCACTCGGCCAGCAGCTCGCCGTTGCTGCCGTAAAGCTGCCAGCTTTCGGCCTCATAGGGCTGTTCCAGCTGCGGTTCTGGTGGGTGCTCGATGGTGAGCTCGCCGCCCTGCCCTTGCTTGACGATGACGCGCTCGGTCAGCGGGATGGTGACAGACAGATCAACGGCATCGTTGTTGAGCAGTTCAGCCTCAAAGCGCACCGCCTCTTTGCCCCGCTCCAGATTCTGCAGCAGCTCCAGCTGGTGCACCCGCAACCAGGCGAACAGGGCCACGGCGATGGTGTCTGGGTCGCCGGCGTAGTCGGTGAAAATCAGGTTCAGGTTGTAGGCCCATTCAAACGACAGGCCCACGGCAGCAGTGCACCGCATGCTGCCTTCATCGGCAAAGATCAGCAGCTTGTCAGGGTTCTGGGGCAGGCCCGGTACGGCGGCCATCAGGTGCGCTCTGAGGGATTCCGGCTTGTACATGCTGCGCCTCCTGGTACTCGATGATGGTGTCTACTTTGGCCGCGCATTGGGCCCAATCAGCTTCGGTTATGTCTGCGTCAGTCAGCAGGTGGCCGTTGATCTGCGGCTGCGTTGCTGACAGGGTGCAGGGCGTTACGGCGGGACAGCCAATCTTGATAAGCTGCGGCGCCTGTGATGGCGGGTCGCTCGCGCAGGCGGCGAGCAGCGACAGGCAGCTCAGTATCAAACCAAGCGCGTAATTCTTCATTTTCACGGGTCAGTTCCTCGATTTGCAGTTGGCGGTTTCTGAGCGCCTGCTGCAGCTGCTGCTGTCTGGCCTGCAGCTGCTGCTGTGCGGCGCGCTCGGTGGTGAGGCTGGCGTTCAGCTCGGTGATGACCTGCTGGCTGCGCTCGCTTTCCTGCTCAGCTGTTGCGGCGCGCTGGTTGGCCAGCTTGGTGTCGCCTTGGGCGAGCTCTACGCGCTGCTGCTGGATGAATACCAGGGCAGCGAGCGCGCCGAGCAGCACCAGGCCAAGGATGGTTTGGCGGATGGTGCTCATGCTGCGGCCTTGCCTTCGGCCAGTTCCAGGTGGCGCGCGTAGGCCTGCTGCAGCTTGGCGTCATACAGGTTGCGGGCATAGGCCGGGCCGTTGTAACCCTTGGCAAAGGCCGGCCACTTGCGCGCCTTGAGGGCTTTGTGCAGTTCCGGATCTGCCTCGATAAAGCGCACGAATGCATCCAGTTGGTTGGCTTCGCTCTGCTGCATGGCTTCGGCCATGGCCTGGGCGCTGGCATAGCCGAGGCTGACAGCATGAAAGCCCATGATCTGGTAAAGGCCCCAGCTGCAGGCACCGGCGGCGGCCTCGGCGTCGATCATGCTAGCCCTGGCCAGGCGCGGGTATTCGCTGACGCCGCCGGCGTAGCCGCCGGGCTTGGTGTTGATCAGGCCGGGGTGAATGGCGGCGAGCTCGGCCACCAGCTTGGCGGTGGCTTCTGCGTCGTCGCCCTGGGCGAGCAGCAGGCGGTGCATGATGTGCCGCTCGTACAGAATGGCGGCCTTGCCGTTGGCCAGGAAGCCCTGCCCCCGGCTCTCCACTTCGTTGACGGCTTTCACGGTGAACAGATCGGTGCCCAGGCGCTTGGCGGCGGCGATCAGGTCGGATTCTTTCAGCAGCTTGCTGCAGTCTTCGCCAGCCAGGGCCGCCAGCGTTTTGGGCCCGGCGATGCCGTCAACTACCAGACCGCGTTCGGTCTGCAGGGCAATGACTGCCTTTTCGGTTTCGGTGCCAAAGTCGCCGTCCAGCTCTACGGTGTGACCGGCGCGCTTGAGGGCGGCCTGCAGGTCGCGCACGGCATGGCCTTTGCTGCCGACAATCAACAATTTCATGGTGTGAACCTCATGAGGGCGGCGACGTTGCCGCGTGAGCGAATAACCAACACGCACAGCACCACGGCCAGCAGGGCCTGCCATGGGCTGACGGGGTGGCGGTACAGGATCTGGTCGAATGCGGCGCACAGCAGCGCGCCGATCAGCAGGCTTGCCAGCAGCGAGACGCCCCAGCGGTATCGGTAGCCGCTGCGGTTGAAGCACAGCAGGCGCAGGGCGGCGAGCAGGTAGGCCAGAACAATGATGATTGCGAGCATGTCAGCCTCCGTTACCGCGCTTAAACAGCGTGGCAATTTCCAGCTTGTCCACCCACTCCATGAGCTTGAGCCCCAGGGGGACAATGACAATGGCCCCGATGAAGGCGCCGGCGCCGGTGTCTTTGATTGGGGTCTGGTTGACCATTTCAGTGGCCATCAGATAGCCGACCAGAGCAGAGAAACAGAGCCCGCCAAGGCGCTGCCATGGCTTAAGCTCTTTGCGGGCGTAGGCGACCAGCGCGGCGCCCAGCAGGGCACCCATCAGGGCGTTACCGTCTACGCCGGGCAGCAAGCTGGCCGCGCCAATGCCCGTGCCGAGTGCGACGGCGGCGGCAGTGCTGGTGGTTGGTTCCGGCATGTGGTGACCTCCTGTCAGTCCCAAAGGTTGATTGCGGTTTGTTGTTCGGCCTGCTCGCTGACCTCGGGCATGGCGACCTGCTGCCCGGTGGGCAGGATCGGGCCCAGATCGGCCAGCCCTGGGTTGGCGTTGAGCACGGCCTCGGTCACGCCGGCGGTGCGGCCGTAGTAGCGCCAACAGATGGCGTCTACGGTGTCGCCCTGGATGGCGCGCACGGTGTCCATCAGATCAGCGCCACGGTGGTGCGGCGCTTGCCCAGCAGATCCCGAACCGCCCAGCGGGCATCGCGGCGCAATTCGTCAATGCTGGGGGTTTCTTTGTCGGCCTCTTTGTGGCCGGTGGCGCTGGTGTCGTAACTGCGGTGACGCTCGACCAGCTCGGCGCCGGCGGTGCACTGCACCGCGCGGGTGTACAGCACCACCAGGCGGCTTGCGCCGTTGATCTGGGCGGCAGGGACGCTGGCAAGGTCGGGGTATTGCTGCAGCTGGTCTGCCTTGTACTCGGCCAGCTCGCCGTTGATGGCAAGCATGGCGTTCACCAGGGCGGTTTCGAGCCGCTTGTCGGTGACAGTGCCGTCCATGCGCAGCGACTCGCGGGCGGCGTTGGCGTCGATGTCGGGGAACCAGCCGTCATTCGTGAGGGTAAAGGGGGTGCCGCTGCTGGTGGCAATGAATGCGCTCATGCTGGGGCCTCAGGTCGCCGGTGGGCGAGGTGCTGCAGTTGGGCAAGGAGTAGGAACCCTGCTGCAGCACCCCGCGCCGGCGGGTGCGTGGGGTACGCTCAGGTAGCGGCCGGCGGGGCCGCGTGTTTCTTCAACAGGGATTCGGTTTTCTCCAAATCCTTTTTACCGCCGCAACCGTCGTGCAGCTTGATGGCGGTGGCCAGGTGCTCTTTGGCCAGTTCCAGGGCGGCGCTGTTGGTTTCTTCGTTGCTGGCCCGCACGGCGCGGCCAATCGCCAGATGCAGCTTGGCGCGTACCTGGTCGGGCATATCGTGCGTGGCGGTCAGCGTCAGGGTGCGCAGCAGAATCTCTACGTCGAACTTTTCGTCAACCTTGAGGGCGGCCAGTGCGGCGTTGGCGATTTCCTCGGCCACCATGGTTCCAGGGGTGCGGCTGAAACGGTCGGGGAGTTTCATGCCGTGGGCGAGGATGTACTCGGCCATATCCAGCGCGCGGGCGTAGTTGGCGGCATCCAGCGTCCAGATCATCAGGGTGGTGATGACATCATCCTGGGCGC